GGGAGACAAGGAAATGGCGGAGAGGGTGTCTATCGAACTTCATGGCTAACCCCTTAAAAACGTTGGTAGTGCTTGAGGGCTGGGGGTGGCGATACCCCCACGGGCACCCCCAGCTCGGAATGCAGGCGGAAAAAAAGCGGGGATTAGCCCCGCTGGTTGGTGGCAACCGGAAGGCGCTTGGCCTTCCATGTCTCGAGGTCGGACCTCCACCAGCCCACGCATCGCGGACTGAGGAGGTGACGCTTCGGAAATTCGCCCTTCTTTTCGAGGCGATCTATGGTCTGGCGGCTGAGGCCGATCTCCGCCTTGACCTGGGGCAGGCGGAGAAACTGATCTGCGTTACTCATGGGCGGCTCTCACTTGCGCGACGGGAGGAGCGGCGCCGGCGGCAGAGGCGTCGGCGGGAAGGGAAGCAGGATTTGGAAGCGGTAGAAGTGGGCGGCCCACGCCGCCGGCTGGCTGGCGCCGACGTCGCCGCACGTGCATCGGCCGCCGTAGTACCAGTCGCATTCGCCGCTCATCCGAAGAGGAGGAGACCCGTGCTGGCGAGGATGGCGACCAGGATGGCTGCGCCCTTAAGCGCGAGGCCGATCGCGTCAGGGCAAGCGGTGGAGCGACGGGACATGCGGGATTCCTTTCGTGTGGGTTGGCGTGGGTGCAGGAACAGCGAGGCGGCGGGGCCGTCATTCGGCCAGCCCCATCAGCGTGGGGTTGAGGCGGAGCTTCTTGCCTTCGACTTCGATCATGCCGGCGCTTCGGAGGCGGCTGATGTACGTGCCGAACGTGCCGCCATCGGCGGCCATGTTAAGGACGTCGGCGAGGTTGGCGCGGATCGTGAAGGCGGGGTAGCGCTCGATCAGCGCCTCGACCACGCGAGCGACGCCGGAGATCTTCTTCCCCCAGAAGCGGGCGAGCTCAGGGCCGGGCGCATGGAACGGGCCGAGTTCCTCCGTGCCGAAGACAGCGTCGGCCGTGTCGCTCGGCCACCACTTGCCGTCGATCTCGCGGACCAGGCCTGCCCGGGTGAGTGCGCTCTTGTAGGTGCCCCACGTTCCCCCTTTGCGGGAGAAGCCGGCTACCCATGCCCATTGCTGCTCGGTCAGGCCGTACCTGCACACGACCAGGGCGGCGAGCGCCTTGCGGCCGCGGACCTGGTCGGCATCGCCTTGGCTCGCGCTAGAGGTTGCGGAGGAGGCGCTTTTCCCGTGGCGCTTGCCCGACGCCGGCGCCTCCCCCTCGCCGGCATCGGGCGACCGCGCGAGGGGAGCGCGTCCGTCGCCGGCAGCGCCGGCGTGATCGATTCCTGTATGCGGCGGCTCCTCGAGCAGGGCAGCGATCGCCGCGCCGATGCGGCGAAGCCCGTCCTCCACCACGGCCACCCTGCCCTCTGCCAGCGCGGCGCGGGTGGCCGCAACGGACAGCGCGTCCTCGAGCTCGAGGTTGCGCGCCGTCTTCGCGGCGAGGAGGGGAAGCGACCTGTCTGGGATGCCTGTGGCGATCTCCCTTGCCGTCGCTCCAGTCGGCTTCTTCAGAGCGGCCGCGATCGCGGAGACGTCAATCTGGCTGAGCATCTTCGGCTCGCGCCGGCTTTCGCCTGGGCCGGGCGTGCGGCTGCTGTCGAAGGTTGTGGGGAGGGGCGACTCGCCGAGCTCGAGGATCCGCGCCCGGGGGCGGTAGAGGTAGCGCTCGCCGACCTTAAGCGTCGGCATTCGGGCCATCAGCTCGTCATAGTCCTGCTTGGTGCCCTGGCGCTTCACCAGGGCGCCGAAGGCATTGATGTCGGCGGCGATGGTCAGCTGGTGGGCGAAGAAGGTTTGCGCCTGGGAGAGCGCTGCCTTGGCGACGTCGGCCGGGCGCTGGGTGATCATCGAAAGCACGAAGCCGTCCGAGCGGCCGCGCTTTGCAATCCAGATCATGTCCTCGACCAGGCGGAAGTGCGTGTCGTCCTGGATGCCACCCTTCTCGGGTATGTCCTCATCCGCCTCATCGTTGACGAGCTGGAAGTGACCGGCGGGCTTGGAGCGGATGCTGGCGATGAAACCCTGCATGAAGATGCGCTGCTCGGCGCCGGTGCGGAGTGCGGACAGATCCACGATCGCCGAGACGCCGTCGCCGACGATTCGGCCGATCGCCTCGCCGTCGCCGGCGCCGATCGCGACGTCGCCGCGGCGGCCGCCGAAGACGGGAATGTCGAAGCCCGGCCCGGTACCGGCACGATCGGAGCGCAGCCCGTACCAGATGCCGGTGTGATCGATGATCGCGGTGTGGCGCTTCTGGCGCAGCAGCTCCTCGACGTCGCCGCGCGCGGTGGTGCTTTTGCCCGAGCCGCTGGAGCCGATGTAGGCACGATGCTCATCCAGATAGGCGCGGTCAGCCATCGATCAGGTCCCTTAGCTGCAGCTTGCGGTTCGCTTCGGGGGCGTCGCCGTTATCAAGGCCCGCAGCGAAGTTCGTCGCGGCATGGACCATCGCCGCTTCGGCGGTCGGCGCGAACGCGTACCAAACTTGGCGGCCGATCTTGGCCGCATATCGGTGATCAGAGTCGAAGCCGCTGGATGTTCGAAGCAGCATGAAGCGTTCGGTTGCGGGCACCGATACGAGGAGGGTGACTAGATCGAGAAGCTCACGCTCTGAGCGCGCCGTGGGGCCTTTCATGCCGGCACCCGCTGCGCGACGTCGAACAGGGGGCCGTGGAAGAAGGCGGGCTGGGCTTCGTGCGGCGGCTCGGCCGGGGGCGGCGGCTCGGGGGCGAGCTGGGCGCGGAGGCGGGCGACGGCGGCGGCGAGGTCCGTGTCGCTCTGCAGCAGCGCGCCGATCCGGCGGATGCCGTGCATGACGGTGGTGTGATCACGAAAGCCGAAGTGGCGGCCGATGTGGGGCAGCGAGCAGCGGGTGAGGTCCTTGGCGAGATAGAAGGCGACCTGGCGCGGCCGCGACACGGATCGGTCGCGGCGGTCGCTTTCCAGGTCGCGCACCCGCACCCACCACTCGGCGGCGACGGCGGCCTTGATCGCGTCCATGGAGACGCGGGAGACGGGGGCTGTGGTCACAGCGCAGACTCCATCTCGGCCGGGGCGCTAGGTGCTGCCTCAGGGACCTGGTCGGGCTGAAGGGCAGCGCCCTCTCCTTCGACGCTCTCGGCGGCCGCTGCCTCGGCCGCCTGGCGCTTCGCCTCGGCAGCGGCGATCGCTTCCTCGTCGACCAGCGCCCACTCGGCTTCGTCGCGAAGCGCCTCCACCTCCTCCTTGGGAATGGTGATAAGCATGGCGACGACGAAGTTGCCCTGGTCGTCCGTGTCCACAGCCGGAATGTAGCTGGTGGTTTTCGGCCAGTAGGTCCGGCCTTCGAACGGGGTGCCGGCGAAAGGCGGCATGGCGAGTTGAAGCGCCTTGCGCTCGATCCGCGCCTTCAGGAGGCGCGCTTCCCGCTCTTCCTCCGTTTCCGGAACATGACCTCCGCCCGGCGCTTGCGGCACCGCCTTCACCGCGAACCGTTCGGAGAACTTGAGGCCGGAGCCGTCCGCCTCGATCTCGAAGCCGGCCACTGCACCGGCTCGATCTTCCCCCTTCGGTTCGCGGTATGTCACCTCGAAGCCCTTGGGCGCCTTGAAATCGGCCCAGATATGGCCGTGCCAGGGGCGGACCATGCCGTCGAGAAAGCCCCTCTCCTGAGCGAGGCGCTGCGCCTCGGCCGACGCTTTCTCGGCGGCCAGGGTGTCGAGGATGGCCGGATCGAGCAACTGCTCGCGCTCCTCGGCGCCGAAGAAGAGATCGGCCTCGATGCGGCCGCCGGCAGCCTGGTACGCTTCCAGACCAACATAGATTACAGCGCGATGATCGGTGGGGTAGGTGCGCGCTTTAAGCATGTCGCGGATTGTCTGGACGGCGTGGCGCCAGTTCTCAGGCTTCTTCTCCTCGGCCGCAAAAGCCCGAAGCTGCTCCTTGTGATCGGGGTGGCTGGCATAGGCTTTCGCCGCCTCGATCTTGATCCGGCCCTCGCGCAGCGCCGTCAGAATGTCGGGGGCCAGCGCAGCCAGGCGGAGACGCTGCTCGACGTGGCGGAAGGTGACGCCGAAGCGCCGGGCGCAGTTCTCGATCTGCTCCTTGCGATCGGTGATGCCGCCTTCGGCATAGCGTTCCACGATAGCTTCGAAAGCCTCCACCTCGTCGGCAGGGTTCATCGCGATCTTCTGCAGGTTCTCGGCCAAGCTCGCCTCGGTGGCGTCCTCGCGCGGCACGACCAGGACGGGCACCGGGAAGTTGCGAGCGATGGTGCGGCGGGTGACGAGCAGCTGCAGGGCGCGGTAGCGGCGGCCGCCGGCGTCGACTTCGAAGATGCCGCGATCGCCGGGCGCCTGCGAGACGACCAGGTTCTGCAGCAGCCCCTTCGATCCGATGCTGTCGGCGAGGCTTTCGATGTCCTCATCGACGTTCGTCTTGCGGACGTTGCGGGGCGAGAGGATCAGCTTGTTTAGGGGGACGGTCGTTGTCATATAATCAAATCTCCGGTGCCAAGTGGGTTGGTGCCGCGAGCGTTTCCGAGGGGCGGCATTGACGCTCCACGCCGGCATCAGACACCGGCGAGTCGGGTACAGTGGGCGGGCCGTCCCCAAAGGGGGCGGCTCGCCTTTTCGTTTGAGAGTGCGCGCGCTCCTTGCCGTTCTTAAGCAGAAGCCAAGTTAGCCAGCGCGCCTGGACATCTCCGTTGGTGCAGGTGCCTTCAAGCCACCCGGCATCCTGCATGTCGTTGAAGTCGTTCCACATGCCGGCGTTCGGCTCGACGCCAGTCAGGGTCGCCACACAGGCGATTGTGTGCGCGCAACCCGGGTCGCGTTCGGACCAGAACATCAGCGCATCCCCAGCGCGGCGAGGTAGGTTTCGAGGATCGCCTCCTCCTGCTGATATTCTTCCTTTTTCTTGCGGCGGATCGGGACGATCTTGCGGATTGCCTTGGTGTCGTAGCCGCGCGATTTGGCCTCACCGTAGATATCCTTGACGTCTTCCAGGAGGGCGCGCTTCTCCTCCTCCATGCGCTCGATGCGTTCGACCAGCAGGCGCAGCTCATCGGCCGCGACGGTTCCTTCAGCCATGGGGCAGCTCCTTGATCATCGGTGGTGGAAAGCGGGTGAGGATCGCCGCTTGCTGAGCGGCAGTCAGATCGTCCAAGGGCGTCGTCGCCTTCAGCTCGGCAAGTTCGATGCCGGCGATCGCCGCGTCGAGCTCGGCTACCTCCGGCTGCACGTCCGGCTCGAGGCTGGATAAATCGGGCGCGCCGTCGATGACGATGCAGCCCACTTCCAGGAGCGTGTCGCGCTGGCGCCGCAGGGCAACGAGGGCAGCGCGGCCGGCGTCGAGCAGCTCAGGACCGCCCCATTCCACCAGCTGCAGGTTCTCGGCGGCCGGGGCGGTCGTCGGGGCGATCGGGGAGAGTACGTTCACAGCAGCCCTCCCACCATCGCGGCGATCACGCGGACCGGGACGAGGAGCAGGGCGACGCCGGCGGCGCGCATGCCGATCGAGGTGGCCACCGCTTCAGCGGTTCGGCCGCGCCCTAGAGCGACGCGGCGGGCGATGCCGGCAACGCTGGCGGCGGGGCGGCAGAGGACGCAGGGGCAGCGCAGCGGGTGAACCGCCGGCAGCTGCAGCGCACGGCCGAGGGAAGGATCATGCCGCATGGCGCGCCTCCCCCTCGTTGGCGGCGGCCGGGATCGGCAACTGCGCGCTCGGATCAGGTTCGTCGGCCGGGCAGGCGGTGCAGAGCGGTTGCTTGCCTGGTACCGGCGGCGTCCACCCACAGGGGCCGGTGCGATCGACGCAAGGATCGAAGTCGCTGCAGGCGCAGACGCGGCAGATCGGGGGGAGAACCTTCGCGGGATTAGATGCGGCGATCACCAGAGCCGCAAGCACGCGCCTGTCGAAGGGGAATACACCGGGGAGCTGCTGGTAGATCAGGCCGGAATATTCGCCGGGATCGCCGGCTTCGAAGCGGCGCAGGTTGGCGCGCAGATCCGCGCGCGCCGCGGCGTCGCCGCCGACGCGGGCAGCAACGTCATCGAGCGACAGGCCGGCGGCCTCCCGGCGTTTCATGATGTAGGTGCCGGGGCTCATCGGGGGCGCCGCGGCGGGTGGGGTGTCGGGCATGATCGTCCTTTCTTCAGACAGCAGAAAGGCCTTCCCGCCGGTGGTGCGGCGGGTGGAGGCAGGGCAGGAAAGAGAATGGCTTGGGCGGCGGCGCTTCAGCGGGCGTGCCGCCGGCGCTTAGGAGCCGGTGGCGACCGCCTCGCTGTGCCGATCATCGTCGTTGGCGGCGATCGGCGGCACCTCCGGGCCGTGGGGGACGATGAAGGGCGCCCCCTCCCCATTGTCGTTGGCCGGGCGCGGCGCGGAATGGCGCGCCGTCAACGGAAGGTGAACCGCCGGGTTCGGCCGCGCGCTGGGCGTGACCGTCCGGATGATCTCGAGCTGCGAGATGAATGCATGGCCGCACTCGTCATTGTCGCAGCGGTAGAGAAGCTCGCGGGCCAGAGGCGTGATCTGCGAACTCGTTCGGCAGATCGCGCGCTCCTGGCAATGCGGGCAGGCGATGGCAGGAATTCTCGGTTTCGATTTAGGACGCGGCATTAGTTCCCCCCCGGGGAATGGGGCATCGAAGCAACAGGCTCCTCCGCCAGCTGCACGAGCTCCCCCCGCCCCGCGCGGAGTTTTGCAAGCGTGTTCGTGTTGGCGATGATGCATTGCTCGAGCTCCCGCTCGGCGATCACCTTCAGCCTTGGATCGGCGCCGGGCACAGCCGCGGCAAGGGTAGCGGCAGCCGCCTCGCCATGCTCCTGCGCGCCGATGCCGACCGAAATAATGATGTCCGTCATATCGGTGACGGCGGCGATCGCCGCCTCGTCGATGCGAATGGCGAAGCATTGGAGAAGCGGAGAGTCTTCGCCGCCGGCTGCACGAAATTCAGTGTCGAGCCTCTCGGCCAGGTCGAGCGATATCGCCGCTCCGGCGGAGGGGCCGATGTCCGGATCGCCCCAGTTGCGTACGGCGCGCTCACCAAGCCCGGCCAGCTTAGCGACCCGAGCCCAGCCAATGCGGTCGGCGATGCGGGCAAGGGCGTTCTCGTAGGTCAGGGGCGGGCGAAGCTTGGTCATGCGTGGAGCGCCCGCTCCAGGGCGGCGACGGCGTGGCCGGTCGGACCCTTGAGCTTGCCCGCCTCCCACAATGGGCGAAGCGCCTCAAGCAGATCGGATGCGGCGGCACGAACCGGATCGATCTCGGGGGACGAGCCCGGATCGACGGCGATGAGGTTGGACTGCCTGCCGCTCACCTTGCCGGCTCCCCACGAAGGTTCGCGCGGCGGGCGGGCGCCCCTCCGGGGAGGAGGTTTGCGGCCCCCTCCCCTTCGGCTACAGTCGAGTTACCAAGCACGACTGAAAGGAAGCTCACTTGATTTCGAGGAAGATCAGCGACGCCCACACCGTGGCGGCGGCGGCGTTGACCCAGGCCGTGGCCGCCATGCTGCCGAGGGCGGGCCAGAACGACTTCACCCAGGACGAAGCCGTCGCTGCGATCGGCCGCGTTTACGAGCAGTGCGTCGCCCTGGTGCAGAACGTCGAAGCCGAGACGGCCGCGCGCGTCGATGCCGAACTCGCCGCACAAGCGGGCGACTGGATCAACAGCATGAGGTGATTCAGCCATCGTCGCGCTCCCCGGCTTCGAAAGCGCCAGACGTGATGAACCGCGCATAGGCTTTCGCCAACTCCGCAATCGTTGCGGCCCCGGCGCCGCCGCCGGCGGCGACGGCGAGTTCGAGGGCCTTGGCGCGGCAGGCGCGCGGGCCGAGGTCCGGGGCGGAAGGCTCGCTCATCGTGCGGGCTCGCCAATCTGCAAAATCGAGGGCCGATCGCACGAGGCAACCGGCCCTCGACCCCCTACCGTGCGCCCAGCGGGGGGAACGTGGAGATGACCTTCTTCGGGCGGGTAGAGATCGGGGCGCAGCTCGAAGCGGCTGACGCCCAGCTTCTGCTCTACGAGCCGGACGTATTCCGCCGGCAGCGGCTTGCCCAGCTTCAGCCATTCGAAGACGGTGGACTGACGCTTGCCGATGAGGCGGCCGAACGCGCTCTGGCCGCCGGCAACCCGGACGGCTTTTCTAAGCGGTGATTCGGCTACCGGTGATTCGTTCATGGCGTACCTATCGGCATACCGTTAGCGTCCGTCAATCGGAAAACGTTGTGCACCTGCTAACGGCGCGCCGGTAGCATGTCTGCGATGATCCAGGGGGACCGCATTGAACGCCTTCTAGCGCAGCACGAGCTTTCGCAGTCGGAACTCGCGCGGCGGGTGGGTGTGCGTCAGTCGACGATCAACGGATTGATCCGGGGCCATGCCCAAGGTTCGAAGCACCTCCACAAGATCGCGCGCGAACTGCTAACCACACCCGCATACCTGGCCGGGGAAACCGATGATCCGGATGCTGATGCGCCAGAGCAGCCCGAACTGACCCACGACGAAGCGCAGATGATCGAGATTATGCGGCAGCTTCCGGACGAAGATCGGGAAGCGCTGAAGCGGTTGGCGGCGCGGATGCTGCGTTGAAAGTTGCAACGGCCGGGGGTGGGCACCGGCAAAATTTGACAGTGGAGAACAGGGAAAATGGATACCGACGAGAAGAAGTGCCCGCGTTGTGCGGAGACGGTTAAGGCTGAGGCCAAGGTATGCCGGCATTGCGGCTATGACTTCGAGACCGGGCAGGGCGCCGGCACGACAGCACATCCGGTTCCGCCGACCGGTAAGTCAAAGACGAAGCAGGGGCTGCTCGGCTGCGTCGGTCTCATCGTTCTGCTCGTTATCATCGGAATGATTTTCGGCGGAGGGAGCGAGGACGGCGCCGAAACAGGCAGTGCCGGCGAGACCAAGGCGGCTGAGGTGCAGGCCACTCCGGTGTCGGCGCGCCAGCTTGCGGCAGCGTACGAAGCCAATGAGGCAGCGGCTCAGCAGCAATATGGTAACAAGCCGCTCCTGGTCACCGGAACGGTTGCCGGCGTCGAACTCGACTTCAGCGACAAGCCAATGCTGAAGCTCCAAGGGACGAACCAGTTCCTCGATGTGCAGGCGGACCTGGACGAGGAGAGCCAGAAGAAAGCGAGTTCGATCAGCAAGGGCCAGTCGATCACGCTGCGCTGCACCGGGGTCTCGGAGGTCATGTCGATCCCGATGCTGAAGGGCTGTTCGCTGCAGGGGTAGCAGGTCGGCAACGGCCACGGCGCCGAAGTGCCGAAATGAACCTATGTTAGCCACTTAACGCGACAGGTTCAGACGTGGAGCGAGACTGATGCGGATGGATGAGTGTCCGTTTCGGATCAATCTCGCTGCCCGGCGCCGGGATCGATCCTGCTACGACGGCGCACCGCCGGCAGCTGGGGTGCCCCTGCGTGGACAATCCGGAAAACGACCTGAGCGACCGCGAGAAGAGGCTGCTCACCATCGTGCGGCTGCTTGAAGAGGAAGACCTGGACGCGCTGCTCCGGGTTGCCGAGCGGATGCTTCCGCCGACCACGGTGCATCGACCGCCGGGAACGCCCGGCAATGAGAATTAGACAGCGCCGTCGCCAGTCATCCCTTATCTGGCGGCGAGCGGGTTTCCGGTCACCGCGCGCGGCGACGGCTGCTACGACGTGCTCAACGTCGGCAAGGGGCTGACGCTTGGCCAAGTGTATGAGGTCTACCGACGCTTACGATACTGGCCGGATTGGCCGGGGGTAACTGGCTGGGCCTCGACACTGCCGCAACATTTCGACGGCAACTCCGTCCCTTTTAGTTGACACCCCCCCGTGCCGTCCCTTATACGGGACACATGATCAGCGTCGAAGCAACCGATACGTTCCGCAAGTGGCATGGCAAGCTGCGGGACGATCGCGCGTCGAAGAAGATCGCGATCGCAATCGCCAAGCTCGCTCACGGCCTCGGCGATATCGCAAGCGTCGGCGGCGGCGTGAGCGAAGTGCGGATCGATTACGGCCCGGGCTACCGCCTGTACTTCACGCGCCGGGGCGACACGCTGATCATTCTGCTCTGCGGCGGCGACAAGTCGACGCAGGATCGTGACATCGAAAAAGGAAAGGAGATGGCCGCCGCCCTTTGAAATTGCGGTCTAAAAATACTTAAAAGGCAACATACTCATGGCACACTCCCCTACCACAACCACCACACCCTATCACCCGGACGAATTCCTCGACGATGCGGAAAGCCAGGCGGAGCTGCTCAACGATGCGCTCGAATCGGGCCATGCCGGCTATGTGGCGGACGCGCTCGGCATCATCGCCCGCGCGCGCGGCATGACCGAGCTGGCGCGCGTCACCGGCGTTCCCCGCGGCACGCTTTACAAAGCGCTCCAGGAGGAAGGCAATCCAACGCTTGAGACGGTGATGAAAGTGCTCGGCGCGCTGAACATCGAGCTCACGGCAGTAGCAAAAGCGGCGCCGAAAGCGGCGCACGCCTGAACGACAAAAGAAGGAAGACGATAATGGAAGCAGAATATTTCGGCCTTGCGGCCTACCACCTGATGGGCTCGATGCTTGACGAACTGGAGACGCTGCATCCGGGCAGCAGCAAAAGTATCGTTGCTCGGGCGATCCGCACATTGAACCCGAACGACACCAACCATGCCATGGTGCTATCGATTATCACCCAATTGCCCGCCGCCAAGCCCTAAGCCGCGCGCTCCATCTGGAGCGAGGTGGTGTAGCCGCCCTGCCCCAGCGTATGCACCACCTCCACGATCAGCCACGGCGTGGCGTCGATCTCCGGCTTGAAGCCCTGCACCCGCGTCTTGCGCTCCGGGTAGAGATCGGCGCGGCCGAGCGCGAGCTCGAAGGAGAACTTGGCGCCGGCGCGCTGCTGGCGGCCGTGCTCCGATCTGGCGGCGCGCTTTGCCGCGCTCTCGGTGTGGTAAGTGCGGGCGAGCCGCTTCGCCTTGTCCGGCTTGCCGGCATGGACCACCTTCGTCTTCGCGGCCTTGCGATCGTGGTAGGCGGCCGACACGCCTTCCGATTCCTCTTTCTTCTCCATCGAGAAATTGTGCTTGTCGCCCTGGCGGCGGACGATCGTCGCGCCGGGGATCGCGGCGCCGGTGGCGGTGGTGCCCGCGCCGATCGGCGCGAAGACCAGGGCGCCCGCCTTCACCGTGGCCACCGCGTCATGCTCGCGGCCGAGGCGGCGCAGCAAGGCGAGATCGCTTTCGCGGCTCTGCGCCAGCGCCTTCACCGGCAGAGCCGCGAGCGCGGCCGCGCAACGCGGCGTCAGCTTGTTCCTCGCCGCGACGTCGGCGACTACGGCGCCGATCGTCGTGTTGCGCCAGCTCTTCTCCCGCCGCGTGCGGATCTGGCTGTTGAAATCTGCGGCACTGGCGCTGATCGTCACCTTGTCCGGAGCGCCGGCATGGGCGACCGAGTCGACCTTGAAGCTGCCCTTGTTGATCAGGCCGAGCTCAACCTCGCTGCCGGCCTTCCAGCCAAGCTGCAGGGTGAGCGTGGCGCCGAGCCTGGGAAGGGCAAGCCCGCCGTCGCTGTCGTCCAGTTCGATCTCCAGCTGGTCGGCCTCGCCGGCCCGCTTGTCGGTGAGGGTGAGCGAGATCAGCCGCGGCCGCACCTTGGGCGTCAGATCCTTGTCGCCAAGCATCAGTTTGAAATCCGGGACGTTGGTGGCGTAGGACATCAGCGCAGCCCCGAGCCGGGAGCCGCCGGCGCATCGACGGCGAGCAGATCGATTCCGAAATCGATCTTGCGGGGCGTACCATCGGGGAAGAAATAGCTTCGCCGTTCGTCGATCGCGGTGATGACGTAGGCGCCGAAGACCTGGCCGGTGCCGTCGACCAGCGGCCAGGCCTCGCCGTTCGACGCCATCTCGCGAAGCTGATCGAGGGAGGCGGCGCCCTTGCTCAGCTCGGCGAAGGCCGAGCCGCTTACCGAGACCGTCTCGTCGCCAGGGCCGACGAACTGGGTGGCGTCGGCCGCGCCGAAGCGGTTGGTGCGGGCGTGGCGCCAGTCCATCTTCCGCTGCAGCTCGTCATGGGCAAGCGTCGGGATCGAGAACAGGAACATGCCGAGCGACATCAGCATCAGACCCACTCCCCGTCGGGCGCGTCGCCGAACGAACCGGAGCCGCTCCCGCCCCTCTTGCCAAGCGCCTCGGCAACCTTCTTGGCGACCAGGTCCGCAAGCATCCGCTCGTCCATGCCGGGGCCGGCCTTGACGACGAGGGTGCCGATCAACGGCGCGCCGCCGGCAGCCGCGCCCGCGGCGGCACCGGCACCCGGGCCGGGTCCACCGGCAAGGCTGACGCCGGCCATCGCCGGCGCGGCCGCGCCGATCGCGAGGGCAGCCGTCATATCGCGGGACAGCCTGGTCAGCCGCTGAATGGGTGCAGGAGCGCCGTTGGCCAGGCCCCGATCGAGCCCGTCCATCACGAAGCCGCCAAGCCCCATGAAGACGCGGGACGGCGAGTGAATGCCGAGCTTCTGCTTGAACCATTTGGCGGCCGAGGAGGCGGCGTTGACGATCGTGGACTTGAGTTGGCCGAGCTTGCCGGTGATGCCGCCGATCAGGCCCTGAATGAGGTTGGCGCCGAACTGGACGAACTTCACGTGCAACCCCACGAACCAGGCGAAGCCGGCGGCGAAAGCGTTCTTGACCGCCTGCCATGCGCCGGCGCCGCCGTTGGCGAACAGGCTCCTGATCCACGCCCAGGCGGCGGCGAGAGGCGCGATGAAGGCCTTGAACGTGGCGATCGCCGCCGCCCATCCGGCGGCGAGGCTGGCTTTGAAGGCGGCCCATGCCTGGCCAATGCGTGCGATCCCGGCGAAGAAGGCGGCCTTGATGGTGTCCCAGTGCTTCCAGATCATGTAGCCGGCGAAAGCGAGGACCACGACGATGGCGACGATGGCGGCCACCAGCGGATTGGCGAGCATCATCGCGGCCGCCTGCGCCACGCCGCGCGCGAGCATCATGATGCCGGCGCGGAACAGGGGGAAGATCTTCAGGGGGTAGAGAAGGCCCTTTGCGAACTTTACGAACAGTCCGGGCGTGGTGGTACCGAGCATCCGCGCCGTGAAAGCGAGTGCAGCGAGCGGCGCGAGCACGCCGGCAAGCGCTATCGCGGCACCGCCCAGCACAATCAAAAGCCCAGAAAGGGCCACAGCGGTTAACAGGATGCCTTTGGCAAGGTTCGGGTGCTGCCCCGCCCAGGCGGCAATCCACCCGGCGAACGCTGCCGCGCGGTCCCGCATTGCGTCAAAGGTGGGCCGCAACTGATCGGCCATAACCAATTTGAGAGCGCTCATCTGCACCCTCAGCCTCTGCGCCTTCTGCTCGCTGTCCTCCATGCGCTTTGCAAATGCGGCATCGACCACACCGGTGGCGCCCATCGCCTCAGCGCGGATCCGTTTATACTCAGCAAAGCCTTGAATGAGCGGTCGAAGCGCGGCCTGCACCTGGGCATCGCCAAACAGGAAGCTCAGCTTCGACAGATCGCCTTTGGTCGCCTTGTTAGTAAGCTCGGCGATGGCTTCGATCGGCGACTTGCCGGCGGCGGCAGCCGCCTTCATCGCCTTGGGAAGATTGATGCCGAACTCCTTGAAGTTCTTGATCGTGTCTTCGGTATTGATCTTGTTGAGCAGGTTCTGAACGTTGTTTGCCGCTTGCGCCGGATCGCCCGCGCCCTTCAGCGCAATCTGCAGAGCGGCGGAGAGATCGCCAACTGCTTCGACGCCCGTCTGCCCGAGCGCCTGCGCCGCCGCAGTTAGGGCGGGGAAATGTGCGGCCATGTCGTTGATCTCGAAGCCGCCAGCGTTGCCCGCTGTGCCCATCACGTCCAAGACCTTCGCCACCTGTTCCGCGGGAACTTTCAGGTTGTCGAGAGACGCAAAGGTGGCGTCCGAGAGATCGCGAACGTCTGCTCCGTAGGCGGTGGCGGCCCTGCCGATCGGCGCGATCGCCTTCATTGCTCGTTTCGGATCAAGTCCTTTCCCCAGCAGGGTGTCGAATCCTTGCTGGATGGATTCGGGAAGTTGGTTCGCGGATCGGCCGATGGCGATCAGCTCGACGCCCATCTTACGTGCCGCCTCGCGAGAGAGGTTCGCCTTCAAAGCGATGTCGGTCATCACCGACTGGAACGCCCTTCCCTCTCCCTCAGCCGCGAGGATCGGGCCGCCAACCTTCCGTCCAGTCTCAATCGCCGCCATTCCGCCGGCAGCAAGCCCCGTCGCGGTGCCCTGAACGCGGCCGAACGCTTCCCGCCCTGCGGCAAGCCTAGTCGAACGCTCCTGCACCTTCTCGAGACGGCGCGCCTGCTCCGCCAACTCACCGTTGGTGCGGGACGCCTCGCGGCGAAGCTCGCGTTCGTGCTCGGCGAGCTTGTTGGTGGAAATGCCGGCGGCGTTCAGCCGGTCGCGCAGCTGCTGAAGCTTGACTACTTCGCGGCCATGTTCCGCTTCCAGCCCCGCCGCCTCGCGCTTGGCGTGCGCGAATTCCGTGGCGAGCTTTTTCGTCGGCGTCTGGGCCGTGGCCATCTGTCGGCCGAGCTGGGTGGCCCGGGCCTGCGCCGACTGCAGCCGCTCCTCGAGCGCCCTGGCGCCGGCCTTCGCCTCGCGGAAGCCTCCGATATCGGCCTGCGCGCGGTCGAGCTCGCGCATCCTGTCGCGCATCGCCTTGAGGTTGTCGGCCGCGCGCGAGGATCCGCCGGCGATGTCGCGCAGCGGCCTCGTGACCTTGTCCATCGCCTGGAAGAGGAGCTGGATCCTGAGGTTGCGATCTCCGCTCAAGTCACTTCTCCTTGGGCAGGCGATCGATCGCCCGCTGCCGCCAGGCCATGAGCTCGGCGAGGCTCATTCCGTCGAGGACGTCCGGCGTCCATCCACGGAAGACGATGTTGATGTCGGCAAGCGCGTCCTCTACGCTTGCCGGGAGGCCTCCGCCTTCGCTGCTTTCGGCAGCAAAAAATCCATCACCTCGCCACCCAGCTGCATGAAATCAGCCGGATCCATCGCGGCTACGTCGTGCTTCTGGAGCGTCGGCGTGGTGATGCGCGGCGCCAGCGTTTCCAAAGACGTGTAGTCGAGCTGACTAAGCGCCATCAGGGTGAGGCCGCGCAGCTCGCCGGCGCCCGGCTTTCGGACCTTGATCTCGGTACCGGCGGGCTGCACGACCCGATCGCCGACGCAGATATCGTGATCGAGGGTGAAGCTGCGGTAGGCAGGCTGGGCGGGGGTGGCTTCGAGCGGCTGAGTGGACATGGCAATCACCTTGTAGAAATGAGAAGAGCAGGGGCGGCGTCAGCTGAAGTATGCCGTACGGGACGCCGCCCCCTGCCCCGGTTCGCGCTGGAATTGTTGCCCCAGCGGCCCGGTGTTGAGATCAGAACAGGCCGATCGCGGCGCGCTGCGCGGCGAGGCGATCGACGCCGCCGACGCGGAAGACCATGTTGAGGATATCGATCTCGATCTCCTCGACGCCGTTCCAGGTCAGCTTGTAATAGGTGCAGGGCACCTTGTACTTGAACTCGCCGGCCTCGCCGGCCTTCGACTCGCCCATGTCGATTTCCTCGAGACGGCCGCGGACGATCGTCTCCACGGAGTCGGGCACGGGTTCGTTGTCGCGCTGGTAGGCGCCGGCGAAGCGATACATCTCGCCGTCGATCGTGCCGCCGAAGCCGCGGATCACGTCGCGCAGCGGGCCGCCGGAGGTGAACTCGAGATCGAGGTCCTCGCCGGCGCCGAGGTCGATCTTGACGGTGCCGTCCATGCCGCCGCCGCGCCAGCCCTCGAGCTTGCGGGTGAGCTTGGGAAGGGTGACGCCCGGCACCTCGCCGATGAAGGCGAGGCCGTTGCGGAACAGCATCTGGTTCTTGAGGACGCGGGGGAGGCCCATGGCTTAGCTCCTGTGTGGATCTGGATGAGGGGGAGGATCAGCGCGCGGCGATCGCCGAGCCGAAATCGGCGAGGTAGCTGTCGGTGATCCGCTGGGTGAGGCCGAGGTGCTCGAGCGGCGGCACCGGCGTGTAATCGTAGTCGATCGCCAGCTTGCCGGCGCGCAGCGTGGTGGTGGTGTTCTTCGCCGGGTTGTACCAGGCGCGGCCGCCGATCAGCTCGCCGCGCGCCTTCATCTCGCGGATCTCGTGGTCGATCGTTTCGACCACGTCCTTGGCGAGCGAGGGGGTGAGCGGCTTGTCGACGGCCCACATCATCCCGTTGGCGATCGTGTCCATCAGCACCTGCGCGGTGCGGGTGGCGCTTTCGAACGCGAAGAGCGGATCGTCCGACGTGGTGCGGCTGCCCCAGAAGCGGCGCCCGTTATACTGGATCAAGGTCGTGATCTGGCTGTCGTTCAGCAGGTTGGCCTCGCAAGCGGGATCCTGCAGGTCGAAGTGGATGTCCTTGGTAAGGCCAACGACGCCGTTCACCGGCACGTTGGAGAGGGTCTTGTGGAAGCCCTGCTCCTGGTCGATACGGGCACGAAGGCCGAGGGCTCGCGCGGCGGCGAAGCTGGTGACCAGGCCGCCGCCAGAATAGGCAACGAAGTCCGGGTGGAGCAGCATGAGTTCGCGTGCCGCGAAGTTGGCGCGGTAGACCTTTGCTTCCGCAACGTCCTCGCCCAGAGCGGCGGCATAGACCATGCCGCGCAGCTTCTGCGCCACCACGACCAAGGCGGTGGTGACGGCAAGGGTGTCGAGGCCGGGAGCGCCGAGGATGCGCGGCTTGACGCCGAGCTGAACCTCGGCGGCGAGCAGCGCCTGCATGCCGGTCTTCTTGCCTTCGACCGTGCCGCCGATCACGGCCGCGTCGGTTGCCGCGGCATCGGCGCCGGACGCGACGCGCACCACAACGACGACGGCGTTTGCCTGGTCGGCGATCGCTTCCAGGGTGCGCCGCAGGGTGCCGGTAGCGCCGGCCTTCTCGATCGCCGCGTCGAGATCGAGGATGACGACGGGGCGATCGAGTGGGAAGAGCAGCTCGTCAGCCGCCGGGCCGGTGGCCACCAGGCCGATGACGGCCGTCGCGACGGTGACAAGGGCGCGAACCCCTTCGTTGACTTCCGTAACCGTGATTCCGTGCATGTGAGGGCCTCCTTCAGGCGAATGCGGGATTGGCGAGGCGTGCCCGGAGGGGCACGGTGAGCTTGGTGCGGGCAGCGGCGGGCGCGGTATCGGTGCGCGTCCCGAAGAGGGTGAGATCGAACGCGCCCGGATCGGCGCCGCGATCGAGGGTCACGCGGGTAAGGCGGAGCCGCGGTTCCCAGCGCATCAGCGCGACGGCGGTCGCGGCAAAGAGGCGCAGCTGGCCGGCGGGGTTCATGGGCTGGTCGATCAGCTCAGGAAGCAGGGAGCCGTAGTCGCGGAGGCCGACGCGGGTGCCGACCATCGTCGTCAGAATGTCGGCGACGGACTGGCGGAGGTGGCCCTCGCCGGACAGGGGCTTGCCGGTGGCGGCGTTCATGCCCTTCATTCGGCGTCCCCCTGCAGGGCGATTTCGCAGTTGCCGATCGCGGCCGCCTTTGCGCCGATCGCCGCCTCGAGCATCGCGGCCTCGGCCGCCAGGGCGGCGAGCTGCGCGGCGTAAAGCTCGATCGGGCGAACATAGGGCTTGAGGACCGCGTTGATGTAGTCCGTGATCCAGGTGACAATCTTGGCGAGGTTCGCATCGGGCGCAGCCAGCAAGGCGAGGACCGGCTGCAGATCGGCGAGGCGCGCGGCGATGTCCCCCTGAACGCCGGCGATAGAGCCGAGCATTGCGGCCGCATCCTGCAGGTCCGGGCACGTCGTGACGGCATCGATCCGGGCGCGGGCGGCGGTGAAGAACTTAGCGTCGATCATCAGTCGATCGCCGTCACGATGCCGTCCTGGACGATGACGACCTGGCCGGTGGGGGTGGTGAAGGTGCCGCTGGCGCCGTTGCCGGCGCTGAGGTTGTCGCTGAAGCGCGCGCTGCCTTTGAAGCGCAGCCCACCCGCAGCCTCGATCGACACGCCGGCTTCCGCCTTGATCACGACCCGGGCGTTGGCGGGAAGCGCCAGCTCGAGGAGGTTCGCCTCGGCGTCGTAGGAGATTTCGCCGGTGTCGCCGAAGCGCACCAGGTCGAGGCCGGCGCGGTTGCCGGGTGCGGGGTTTGCATCCGAGTAGAGGGCGGGGCCGAGGACGGCGGCCGTAAGGTCGGCCTCCGGACAGAAGAGGAGGCGCTGCTCGCCGACCGTGACGGGGGACCAGACGCTGGTCTTGCCGGCGCGGCCGACGCCGAACGGCACGTCGCCGGTGACGGCCTCGCCGACATCGAGGCGGCAAGTGCAGCCCTCAAGGTCTACGCTTACGACGACGCCGATCCGGATCAGCTCGCCGATCATGCGCTGGATGTCGGCAGGATCGCTCATAGCGTGGGACATTGACGGGGGCGGCGGCAAGGGGGGAGCGGCGGCTGTTGTAGAGTTTGTCTCTACAAGCGGCCGCCGCTCCGCTTGGCTAAGCGGTCAGGCGATCCGCTCGACCGTCAGCTCGGCGCCCGCAAGCAGGGTTTGGTTGCTCCCCTGAAGCATGAACGGCACGCTGGCATCCTTTCCGACGATCGTAATGTCGATCTCAAAACGACGGACCTGATTCGGCGAGCCGATATCGACCGCAACGGCGTGGGTGGGGTAGCTCGCCATGGTGCCGTCAGCCTTTTCGATCCTCCAATCGCCGTATGTCAGCGCGTCCGGCAGGCCCGATGAAGCATCGAGATAAAGGCCGACATTCGCCCCGGTGTTGCTTCGCACGTTTCCTCGGAATGTGACCCGGTAAACGTGGTTCAGCGCGGCATGAAACTGCGCAGCCTGCGACTGCCCGTAGCCTGCGACCCGCGTGTCCCCGGTTGGCGGCGAGGTATATTCGGGGAAAACAACGCGGCCGACCCTGCCCAACGTGAGGACGTTGAGCGGGCTGACATTGATGAACTGAGCGTCTGGAGAGGCGTAGGCGCCGCCTCTCACAGGGGTGAATTGAACGCCTGGCGGCGTCACTTTTACCGAGCCGCCGATCATGCGAACATTGTTATAGGGGCCGTACAGCCCTCCAGATTTATTCAGATCGGCGCTGTACTTTACCTCTACGTCCGTATTGACTGCTACCAGGCTGGCGTCCGGCTGAACCTCAAATCCTTCAACGCCGCCTGTGGCAATCTCGCAATCCCTCATGCGGATGTTGCCTTTGGTGATCAGGCCCAGGACGCCGGCCACCTCGTTGTTCACCGCGCATCCGTCGAAATAGATGCGCCCGATCTGCCCGTTGTAGACAAAGACGTGGAAGGCGAACTTGTTCTCCGTCATCACTGCACGACAGTTTTCGTAGCGGATATCATCGATCAACCCGCCCAGGGGATCGCCGTTGATGTCGTTGCCGACGATCAGGAACGGGATGCCCTTGCCAGTGTGGGTGCAGTTGCGGAAAGTGATGCGCCGCGAGCCGAGCAAGGGATGCCACACCGCTTCCACGCCGGAGGGGTTGTTCCCGGCGCCATCGCCGGAATCGATGGTATCGAAAGTGATGTCGTACGCTTGCGTGGCCTCGCAATGGACATTGGCATTGTACGATCCGCAATCGCGGAACGCGCCTAAGCGGGAGTATTCCTGCGCCCAGAAATTATAGTGGGCGTTGTACATATTAACCCGCTCCACCTCGAAGAACGTAGCCTGGCGCATCCAGATGCCCTGGATGCTATCGTTTGCAACATAATCGAAGTCGCTGATCCGCACCCCGATCGCGCCCGGCACGGTCCTGATAGATACGCCGTCGTTGACGTTGCCGGTTCTGATCAGACGCGTGAGGCCTCGGCCGGCCCCCTTAAGATGCTTGCCGCTCGGCACATGGATGCCGGTATCAACGCGGATGTTGCCCGCAGGGAGGTGAACCGTGCCGACCGCAGGATCGGCAAGAGCGGCGTTGATCGCAATCGCATTGTCCGCCGCCGGATCGGCGACAATGACCCGTCCGAGCCGATCGAGAGCGGCCTTGCTTGGGAAGGTGCCGACCAGTTCGGGAGCGCCGGCGGCCTTGAGATAGGCCGTTGCGTAGACGTCGCCGGTGCCACGAACGGCGAAGGGCTGGCCTTCCGCCGTTGCGGCGAGGCCGGCGTTCACTGTGGCGTAGAGATGCCCGTTGAGGAGCGCGGTCGTGGCACCAAGCTGGGCGCGATCGGCCGCAGCAGCCGCGGCGCTGCGTGCGCTCTCCGCAAGATCAGCCTGCGTTTTGGCGGCGACGTTGCCCGCTGTGGAGCCGGCGGCCGAGGCGGACTGCAGAAGGGTAGCGACGAAGAGGCGCCTGGTCTGGCCTGCCTGGACGATCGGCAGTGCTTCGGTGCCGACCAGCGCGGCCGCAAGCGGGGCGGTGGTGATCTTCATTGGCGTCAGCTCCAGTGTGCGTCGCCGGCGGCGTCGAAGCCGTCGAGCTGCTCGGGGGTGAAGGCGGCGATCGCCGCCTCGAGTTCGTTGGACCGGGCGCGCAGCGCATCGATGCGCTCGCGCCGCTCGATCGCCGGCATGAAGTCGACCTTGGTGTCGCCCAGGACTGCCTGATCCAGTGCCGCCTGGGCCATGGCGGCCGCGTCGTTGGCTTGGCGAGTGAGGCTCGCAACGGCGAGGATCCTGCGTCCCGCCTCCTGCTTCACCGCAGCGATCGCGCCGGCGCGGCGGGCCGCAATGTTCGTGCTGGGCCAGCGAAGCCGCGGCTTGCCGTCGTCGCCGGCGTAGATCGTGGCGCCCTCCCCTTGCGCGGCGAGGAGCTGGCGGTGCTTGCGCTCGGTGAGGGGGACAGCGCCGTCGGGAATAGCGCCCTTGTGCGTCCTCGATCCGTAGAAGCCGCCCGAGGCGGGGCAGAAGAATAGCTGCTGCGCCATGATCAGTACCCGATCGCGAAGAAGGTGAAGCTCGTCGTGCCGTCGAGCGAGTTGAAAATGCTGAGGCTGGCGGTGGAGCGCCCGCTTACCCAAGGGCCGTTGTGCGAGGCGTCGTTGTCCGGGTTGCCGCCCGATGCGACCGCGAAGAAGCAGGCGTTGGGGAAGGTGAGCGGAAGGGTGACGCTGCTCGCGCCGTTGCCGATCGCCGATCCCGATCCCCACTGCAGGATGATCGGCGTGAAGGGGATCTGGACGTAGCCGGCGGCAACGACGCTCCGGATGAAGCTCCAGGCGCCGAGCGGCGTGATCGCCTTGGTGTCGACGGTGCCGGCGAGGATCTCGGCGCTGCTCGCCTTGGGCACGTCGATCGTGCGGTTCGACGCCAGGCTGCCGCCGCCGGTGGCGAGCCCGGTGGCAGTGATCGTGCGGCCGAAAAGCGTGTTAAGGTTCGCGATAAAGCCGGAAAGGCTGAACGGAGTGACGACCTTAGTGTCGTCGGTGCCGGCGTTCGTCTCGGCGGCGGTTGCCTTGGGCACCGTGATCGTGCGGTCGGCCGAGAGATCGCCGCCACCCGTAGCGAGGCCCGCGACAAGGATCTGGCGGGTCTTCGGTACGGCATTGTTTGCGGTGGCACCGAGGCCCTGCAGTGCATAAGGCGTGACGGCCTTAGTGTCGTCGGTCCCAGCAGTGACTTCAGCTTGGCTGGCCTTGGGGACCGTAATGGTCCGGTCGCCGGTGAGATCGCCGCCGCCGGTGGCGAGGCCGCCGGTGCCGATGACGCGGGTGCGAAGCGCCCTGGCGGTGATGCTGGACAGCACGTTGATGAGGCTCGCGGGCGTTACCGCCTTGACGGCGAGCAAGCCGGCGTCAGTTTCGGCCGCCGTCGCCGCCGGTACCGTGATGGTCCGGTCGGCACCCAGATCGCCGCCGCCGGTGGCGAGGCCGCCGGTTTGGATATTGCGGCCGAGCAGCGCCGCAATCTTTGCAAGCACGTTGGCAAGGCCGGCAGGCGTCACTGCCTTCGTCGCGAGCGCGCCGGCGTCCGTCTCGGCCGCGCTCGCCGCCGGCACGGTGACCGTCCGATCGGCCGTGAGATCGCCCCCGCCGGTGGCGAGGCCGCCGGTGAGAATCTGGCGCGTGTTGCTCAGCCGGTCGCCCAACGCCTGAAGCAGGCGGGCGGCCAGCGTCTGCGGGGTAACGATGCGCTGCGCGTCGACGCCGGCGTCGACCTCCGCCTGCGTGGCGATCTCCGCGACGCCTTTTTCGGTGGTGGTGGCGGGCGGGTAGAGGAAGCCGGTTGCGCCGAAGGTGATGTTTGCGACCAGTGCCTCAAGGAACTTGATGTCACAAGCGAGCAGCATCGCCGCGGCTGATGCTTTCTCCACGATCGGCTCGGCCTGGCCGTAGACGCCGAACAGGCGTCCGTCGGCGAGGAAAAGGCCGAAGCCGCGGACGTCGTAGGTGTCACTGCTCGAATCGGTAACGGTGAGGTGAACCAGGTCGGTGCCGACCTGCTTGCCGGACAGCTCCTCGATGCGCTTGAACTCGCCGGGCAGGGCCGTGAGCGTGGGCGACATCACGAAGGTCGCGCTGGTCAGCCCGATCGAGGCGATGGCGAGATCGATGTCCTGGGAAAGCTGGGCGGCAGTGAACGCCTCCCACCCTTCGTGCGTGAGGAGGAGCGGAAGGGCGAACATCAAATAACCTCCAGGAAATTGCCGGCGTCGTCCTGAAGCGGCTCGCCGTCCTCGCTGAGCAGGAGGGACAGCCAGGCGGGATCGGGATCGGGGGCGGCCGCGGCATCGATGCGCAGGAAGACGCCCGTTTGTGAGACGGCGGCGAGGCCGATCGCGGTGGAAACGGCGATGCTCTGGACAAGCTCGAAGTGCTGGGAGAGGCGCTTCACCCGGGCGACGTCGCGGATGATCGCCTCGGCAAAGGCGGCGCGCGAGCGAGGACCGCCGGGTGCCGTCCCTTCGGGCGTCACCATCGGGAGCAGGATCTCGAAGGTATGGGGCGCGCCGCGGGGCGTCGTCTCATGCCACTCCACGAGCCGGGCAAGATCATCGAAGCTGGCGAGGACCGCCTCGACGGCCGCCGGCGTGCCCTTGGTGCGGTGAAGCTCGATCGAGGTGGCCACCGCGTGGCGCTTGCGTGCTTCCGACCAGTCCGAATCCCACCGGTCGACCGAGAGCCCCCAGGCGAGCCAGGGCAGAAGCCATGCCTCGCAAGCATAGGGGTCCCACAGTTCGCGAAGGGGAACCGGGACGTCGTCCACACGCGCGGCCGCAAGCTCTACGTTGCGCTCGAGCCTGGTCGCATTGGGCGGAAGCAGGGAGGTACGATCAGCCGGCATAGCCGCCATGGCCGATGTCGATTGCGGTGCAGTGGCCGGCCTGCAGGAGGGAGCAGAGGACGTCGGCCGCGGGCGACGGCAGGGCCACGTTCTGGACGCCGGCCACGAAAAGCGCGGCGGTGATGCCGGCGACGGTGATGTCGCGGCCGAGCTTGCGATTCTCCGCAAGGTAGGTCTCGACCCGCGCCCGGGCGGCGGTCAGGACCAGCTCGGTATCGGGCCCGGCGTAGGTGTAGAGGGTCGCCTCGACAGCGAAGGGAATGATCTGGGCCGACGCGACGGTTACGGCATCGCCAAGCGGCCGCACCGGTTTGGAGAGCGCGGCCTGAACCTTGGCGAGGAGTGGCGCCGGAGCGGCGCCGTTGCCTGCCCGCGCGAGGACCGTGACGACGACCTCACCCGGCGCCGGGCTGACGGCGCTCGCGTCGGCGACGGCGGCGTCGGCCGAAGCGGCGTGAAAGATATAGGCTTGCTCCGGACCGGCGACCGAATAGCTTTCCGGCGCCAGGACGATCCGTTCGCGCAGCGCGTCGTCGGCCTCCATCGTCGGGGCGATGCCCTGCTCCGCGTCGCCGGGATCGATGACGAGACGGCCGACGCCGAAGAGGACGCCAAGATGATCCAGGTTAGCGCCGGTTGCGAAGGCGACGAGAAGCTGACGCGCGCGGTCGTTGAACGTCTGGCGCAGGAGGAGTTCGCGATAGGCGAAGACCTCCGCCTGCTTCACCAGCGGGTCCGACTCGACGGTGACATCGATCGAAGGATCCCGCGCCCTCAGGTCAGCCAGCAGCTCCGCGCGGATCTCGGCGTAGGAAAGCGGCTCGATGATCGTCGGCGGCGGCAGGCGCGACAGATCTACGGCCGTGGACGTGGAGGCATAGTCGGGCATGCCGGCATGTCGGCGCGGCCCACGCTCCGGCGCCAGCGCCGGGGCTTGTAGAGTAAGTCTCTACAACAGCCGCTCATTCCTGTGGTAGACGGCGGCAGGCGCGGCAGGACCGGGCCGCCTTGGAGGTTCGGCATGACGGAGGGTGCGAAGGCGCGCATTGGGCGCATCCGGCGCGAAAGGCTGAAGTCCGACGGGAAGTGGAACCTGCGCGTCGTCCGCCATCCCTGCGGCTCCCTCGCGATTCACGAAGTCCTCTACGCGGACGACGGGACCGTGAGTTTCTGGAAGGTAGAGGGCGCCGAGGCGGTGGATGAGGTTGGCGACCTGGACGAGCTGATCAAGAGCGTGGAGTTCACCTACACCAGTTCGCTGGAGGCTGTGGCCAAGCCGATCCTAGAAATGGGAGATCTCCCCGGCGGCCAGAAGCCGTCGTGAACCGCCGGTCAGCCGGAGATATGATCGAGCAGGCTGTCGAGGATCCTCGCGCGGTCCGCGTCGGTGAGGCCGATCAACTGGCGCCGGGCGTACCGCACCTCGCGCGTGCCCTGCGACGGCCGATCGCGGCCGCCGTCCTGGTGGATGCGGGCGATCTGGGCGACGCGGCCCGAAAAGCCGACCCATGCTTCCCGATCGGTAACGCCCGAACGGAGGAAGCGGCCGTTGCGCAGGCGGCGGAACATCGCGGCGCGGCGGATGCTGCCCTTGCGCCGAAACTTGCCCGCGGATTTGTTCTGGTCGCCGGCTTCGATCGGCAGCCATTTGTCGACCTTGTCCCAGAAAAAGCTGCGGATGCCGCCGGCCTCGGTGTCGAAGCCGGTGAGCAGCGGGCCTTCGCGTACCCAGCTCTTCATGAAAACCACCCGCGGCTCCGGCGCGCCCTTGGGGTAGAGGAAGCGAACGGCATAGCCGCCCGGCGGTGGCGCGGGCTTGGCCTTACGTTTTTCGTAAGCTCCCCCATCGGGCGCCTGTTGCCGGGCAATCCGGGCGCCTTGCGATTTAGCGATGTCGCGGACGATCGCGCGCATGACCTTGCGGCGCTCGGCACCATCGATCTGGCGGAGAAGCGCGCCGGCCAGCTGCTCGAGCTCGGCGAGATCGCTCATTCGGAAGGCGGCGCCTGGGCAGACTGCACCACGGCTTCCGAGCCGAGGCTGAGCTGCCACAAGGTGACGGTGTCGTCCACGCCCCCGAAGCTTTCAAAGCGGGGCGGCTCGGGGAAATGCTCCGCGGTGAAGCCGCCGCCCGGCTTGGGCGTCACGCCGACGCTTTCGCTGAGCTCGATGTCGATCGACAGGTCAACCGCGTCGCCGTCCAGGACTTCCGCTTCGAAGTGGAACGGCTCATTGCCGGAAGCCTCGAGCAAGGCGGGCTGGTGTTCGGCGATCCAGCTCAGCAAGGGGACGAAGACGTCCGTGGTGTCGCCGGCAAAGTCCTGCAGCACGATGTTTAGGGTGTAGCGAACCTCGAAGCCGAGCGTGCCGGTGGCGCGGGAAGCAACCCGGCCCTTGTCGATAAACATCTGCAGGCGCTCGGGCGACGCGGCGAGGCCGGGCACCGCGGCGAGCAACAGACGGCCAAGGACTTCCGGCTTCTTCATCGTCGGCCGTCAGCGCGCCGGAGCGCAGACCGGCTCGAACACCCGCTGAACCGGGGTGAGGCCGGCGGCGTGCTGCAGGAGCGTGTCCGCCTTGCCGGCATAGCCGACATATTCGCAGAGCTTGGCGGCGAGCGTGTCGGCCGCGGCGCCGGTGTCGTCGGGGCGCGGGCCGAGCGGCGCCGGCGGCGCGGTCTCGCGCACCTGGTCCGGAGTGACGGCGCGCTCGACGTGCGTCACGGCAACCTCGGCCGTTTCGATCTGCTTCGCGCCGGTGGCGCAGCCGCCGATCGGCACCGCCGCGGCGAGGCAGAGGGCGGTAAGGAGAAGCTTCAGCCTGATCATCGCCAAATTCCTTTCAGCGTGGGGGACGTCTCGGTTCGGGGGCAGCCCGGCGGCGCCGGCGGCCGGGGCCGCCCGGCGCTCGCCCGAAGGCGGCCGATCAGATCCGCGCGGGCGGCGTCACCCTGCTTCAGGGCGGCGAGCTGGGCGGCGGCCGCGTCGGCGCGCAGCCGATCGTTGGCGGCCGCGGCCTTGGCGGTGCGGGTGCAGATTTCGAGGCCGGCCTTCAGCTTCGCCACGGCGCGGCCGAGCTCGGCGATCTGCGCCGGCACCTGCTTTACGGCAAGCCTCGGCTCGCCCGCGGCGTCGCGGGTAGCGCTCACCGCCAGCGTCTGGAAAGCCTGCAGCCCGTCGCGCTCGGCGACCACGACCTTGAGGGCGATGCCGAGGAGGACGATCGGCACCAGGTACCAGAAGCGGCGGAGCAGGCCGAGCGCCTGCAGCCCGAACTTAAACGCCATGGGAGGTATCCTTTGTGGGGGTGGTCGTCGCGGCCGCCGTCTTGTCGGTGCTGCCCTTGGACGAACCGAGATAGTAGCCGACGGCGATCATGAAGGCGCTCTTCAGCGACTCCTCGAGCGTGCTGACGTCCGCAGAGAGGTAGCGGGCAACGACGGCGGCGACGATCATCAGCGCGATCACGCTGCGCATGTCGAGTTCGCGGAGAACCCTCACGCTGCGCCTCCCCGCATCATCGTGGACAGGCGCACGGCGCGGGCGCCGACCTGCCGTGCCCATTTCGACGCCAGCATGTTGATGGCGGCATTGCGATAATCGCCGCGCTCGATCATGCTGAGGGTGTTATGGAAGCCGCAGAGGCCGCCGATACCCAGATTGAAGGCCATGTTGACCATCACCCGCTGGCGAATCGGATCGAGCTTGCGCCACCACGGCAGGCGCTTGTCGAGATCCTTCACGACGCGGCCAATGTCGCTGGCGAGCAAGAAGGTCGATTGAGTTTCCGTGATCCCGTCCGCGATAGCGGAGGCGGTCGTGATGCCGAGCATCGCGGTCTCGTGGGGGAGGATGCCGACATCATCGAGGTTTCGGCCGACGCCGATCGTCCGCTTGCCGGCGGTGCAGCGGTAGACCTTCAGCCGCTCGCCCTCGTCATGGCGGAGCTCGGCGATCATGGTCGGCTCATCGAATGCCGGACGGCCTGCCGCCGGCTGCGCCGGCGCGGCCGCGTCGTTGTCGTTCGCGGCCAGGCCGAGGCGATCGGCAAGCGCGTTCACCGCCGCGATCCGGTCGGCCGTGTACTTGTCGCCGTCGAGCCAGGACCGAAAGGTGCCGAACAGCTCGGCGCGTGTAACGGGTGCGCTCATTTGTCGTCTTTCTTCTTGAGGAAACGGTCGCGGAGTTCCGCCGGCAGCTGGCCGAGGACCTCCGTCGCGTTGTGGATGAATTTCGGCGTCGCCTCGTAGGCGACCATGGCGAAGACGAAGGTCACGGCCTGGGCAACCAGCGGCGATGGCTCGAAGATCGCGTTGATGGCGCCGCCGGCGAAATAGGAGACGCAGATCCCCACGAGGATCTGGATCAGCCGCTCGCCGTAGGAGAGGCCGCGCTTGAACGCCTGCGATACGGTGGCGCCGATCGCCGCCGGCATCAGCGCGGAGCCGGTGGCCTGAGCTGCCTCGACAAGTTCGTGCGGAAAGTGCGGGTGCGCCATGATCAGTCCCAAAGCTGGACGACGGGGCGGGATGCCTGCGCCGGAGGGGTGACGGGAACGACGACGAGCGTTCCCAGGGGAAGCACGGCGCCATGATCGGCCAGGCCGGGGTTCGCTTCGAAGACGGCGGGGAGATCGGCGGCGCCGAGGCCGCGCTCCCGCCAGATCAAAACGTCGACGGTGTCGCCCTGACGGGCTGCGAGGGTGTTCTCCGCGTCCATCAGATCAGCGCCACGGTGTTGCGCGGGCGGCCGAGGAAGTCTCGAATGGCATGTCGGGCATCGCGGCGCAGCTCCTCGGCCGAGCCGTCGAGATCCTGCACGTCGCGCTGGCCGGCGCCGGTCTGATCGAAATCGCGGTTGCGCTCGATCAGCTCCGCCTTGACGAAGCAGGTAAGCGCGCGACGATAGAGAACGATGAGGCGGCTCTCGCCGCCGAGGGTGGTCGAGGGCACCTCGTCAAGGCTGGCGACGGCCGCGGCCTTTGTTTCGCGCCAGGGCTGCAGGTCATTGGCGATCGTCATCATTGCGGCGAGGACGGCTTCGCGCAGCCGTTCCGGCAATACCGTCTCCCGAACGCGCGCCTGCAGGCGCAGCGCGTTCGGATCGACATCGGGGAAGAAGCCGTCGTTGACGATCGTCGGCCCCGCGTCCGCCGGCGCCGGCGGCACGATCGAGGGACGGGGGACGAGGCTGCTCACGAGTGTTCGGATCCTTGGTTATCCCGCCCCGCCGGAATCCGGGGGTGAGGAGCGGTGCAGGGGGAGGAGCCCGAAGGCGTCTCCGCTGTCCGTTCCGCCCCCGGGCGCCGGGGGGCGAGTTGGTCGGCCGCCGGAGCGGCTATTGCGGTGCGCTCGCCGCCGCGGCCGTCGCGGCCTTGGCTTGCGAGCGCTCGATCTTGCGCATGCGGTCCTTGACGCCGCTGCGGTCGTGAAGCTTGTGGGCCGCGGCCATCGCCGAAAGGGCGCGGCGCTGCGCCTCCGCCAGGTCGGCCGCGGCGTCGGGAAGTTCCGAAGCAGCGGCCGCGCGGCGGTCGTATTCGAAGCCGATCGCCTTCATCAGCTTGGCGCGGACCTCGTCGGGCATGTCCTCGCCGTGGGTGAGCCGTTCGATGTCTTCCAGGACGTCGAGCGGAGCGGCCTCGCCGTTCCCGAGATCGCGAAGCGCCGCATCGGCGATCTCCTCCACGATCAGCGTCGGCGCTTGGCGCTGGTAGCGCGTCGGCAAGGGCAGGCGGTGAAGGATGACGCGCTCGGCGAGATCGGCCGCGCCGGCATAATCGGCGGTGTCGATCCGCCACACCATGACTGTGGGCAGGATTTCGCCGACGTCGCCGGCGACGCCGCGATCGAGGGCGTCGCACACGCCGGCTACCCAAGCGTCGTAATGGGGAAGCATTTCGCGCTTCGCCTCGATCTTCTTCGTGATCGACTGGATCTGCTTCAGCCGGACGAGATCGTGGCGCAGGCGCATGGCCATCTGCGCCGCCGCCGCGGCCTCAGGGGTGGAGGCGGCGACGGCGGGCAGGGCCGGCCCACCCTCTGCAGGAGGAGCGACCGCTGCTGACAATTTTCCGAGAACAGCGTCCCGGTGCTGGCGAGCGAGGCTCATTGCGGTTCCTCTGCGAGGGGTGGGCTTAGGAGGGTGACGGCGTTACGGGGCTTCGGGGGCGTCGGCCTCCGGCGCGGCTTCCATGACGATGTTCTCGACGATCGCGATCAGGCCGTAATCCTCGACAACGTAGGCCTCGTTGACGCTTTCGAAGTTCTCGACCTGGTCGCGCTTCGGATTGTCGATCACCGCCCGGCGGCGCGTGCCGTCCTGGTTGTAGATCGAGAGGTTGTCGTAGGTGGTGATCACCACCTTCCCGGCGGGGAAGTTCGGGACGGTGGCAGCGAGCTTGCCGCCGATCTTCTTGTCCAGGAGCATGATGTCGCGGGCGACCTGCTCCGTCGCCTTGTCGCCGGCGGCGTTAACGAGCTTGAACTGCTTGTCGTGGACCATGTCCCAGCTGACCAGGACGACCAGATCGGTGCGGCCGCGGTGCTGCTCCTCGAGCAGCTGGATCGCGTCGAAGACCAGCGCGTCGAGGTTGACGTAATCAGCGGTGCCGGTGGCCGAGACGTAGATCGCCTCGACATCGTCGGCGCTGTGCGCGCCGTCGCTGAGGATGCGGGCGGGCGCGTCATCGCGGGTGTTCTGGATCCAGCCCTTGTTGACGTCCTGCAGAAGTGGGAAGTTCGTGCGGTTCGTCTGGGGAGCGACGTGGGTGCCATGCCAACCGATCAGCATGCGATCGAGGCCCTGGCGCTTGGTGATCGCGTCGCGAAGGATCGTTTGGAACTCGGGCTTGTGGGCCCAGGCGTCGAGCTTCGCGTATTTGATGGCGGTGTCGAAGTTCGTCTGCTCGCAGCGGAATCGCGTGGCGGTGAGGCCGCTGGGATCGATCGGCTGACGCTCGCCGTTGTTCGTGTTGGTGCGCCCGGCGATCGTGCTGGTGATACCAAGGCCGACCTTCTCGCCCTCCTGCTGAGGAACGGTGACGAAGTTGATCTGGGTAAGGAACTCGCTCGAAAGCTGAGTCTTTTCTTCCAGCTTCTGAGCGACGGCCGGTTCAACCGTGAAGTGCTCGGCCGCGCTGGCGACGCCGCTGAGCAGGGCGATCTGGCTGACAAAGGCGTTGTAGGCGATGCGGGTCGGGTTGCGCATGGAAAGCTCCTGGGCGGAAAGGCGGTGAGGCGAAGGGGTGAGCGAGCGGCTCAGCAGTCGGTAAGGATGCGGGCGTTGCCGTCGCCGCCCGGGGCGGGCTTGCGGCTGAAGCCGGGCGCCTCGGTGGTCTCAAGCTTGGTCTTCAGCGTGCCGAGCTCGGTGCGGATCGTGCCCACCTCGGAGTCGATCTTAGCGCCGATCGCGGTGATGCTCGCCGACATGAGGGACAGGCCCTCCCGCAGCTGCGCTGCTGCATCGTCGTTGCCTGGGGCGGCTGCCGTGCTGACTACGACTGGCGCGGTGGGCGCTGCAGCTGCAGGCGTTGCGGTGGCGCCGGTGAGCTTGGTGAAGAAAGCGGCCATGGCGGAGAATGCGCCGGTGGTCGGATCGGCCGCGGCCGTGGTGCCTGCGTCCTCGACCTCGATTTTGGCTTCGCTCGCGGCGGTGAAAAGGTTGGCCTTGTCCTGCTTGCGCCCGGCCAACGGGTTGTTGTCGCCCTGGGTAGCGGCGAACTGCAGCATCTCGGTGCCGAGGCTCGCCGGGCTGTCGGTGATTGCCAAGCCGACGAGGCCGGCCTTGCCGGAGCCGCCGAAGTTCGGCGAGATTTCGCAGGAGGTGAAGAGCTTCTGCGCCCTTTTGTTGACAGCGATGAGCTGGTCGTTCGGCTCGATCTGGGCGAACAGGCCGCGGCGCTTTTCGGGCTTGCCGTTCAGCTGCAGCTCGACGTCGCGGGCTTCCAGCGCCAGAACGCTGCCATAGGCGTTGAACGGCGGCTCGGGGCTGAAGCCGCGCAGATGCTCGCAATTGAGGCGGGCGGTGTAGGTGGCCGGATTGTAGCCGGTGGCCATCTCATCGATCCAGTTGCGCTCGATCACGCGACCATCGGTGGTGCCGCCCTCGACGGCGATGCAGAAGAATTTCGACTTGTCAGCCATGGGAGAGCAGCTCCGGTCCTGAATTTGGTGCGACACGCCGGCCAGGGGACGAAAACCGGCATGCCGCGAAGCCGTAAAAGGGACTGAAGAGGCCCCGCATCTCAAGCCGGGGCTATTGTAGAGAGCCACTCTACAATCACGGCCGCTCAATTCGGCGGCGCCGCCGCGCTTAGTGTCGCGGCCGATGTCGATCCTCGCCGCCCCACCTTCCACGCCGCTCGATGCGCGCCGCCAGGCGCGGAGCCTATATTGGCGCCTGTGGGGCGTGAGCCAGATCGCCGAGGAGCTGGGGCTCAACCGCGCCACCGTGGAAAGCTGGAAGCAGCGCGAGAAGTGGGACGACGTGCCCATGATCCGCCGGCTCGAGGACGCGCTGGAAGTGCGGCTGATGGGGCTGATCGCTAAGGAGGCGAAGAACGGCGGCGATTTCAAGGAGATCGATCTGCTCGGCCGGCAGGTGACGGCGCTTGCGCGAATTCGCCGGTACCAGGAGCCGGACGGCCACGAGGGCGATCTCAACGAAAAGGTCGGCAACCGCAACGCCGGGCCGAAGAAGAAGGCGAAGCGGAACCACTTCACCGCCGACCAGGCGGCGCAGCTCCGCGAAATCTTCCTCTCGCAGCTGTTCGATTATCAGAACGACTGGTACGCGAGCTCGTCGCTCCGGACGCGGATGATCCTGAAGTCGCGCCAGATCGGCGCGACATATTATTTCGCCTTCGAAGCCCTGGTTGACGCGGTCGAGACGGGCCGCAACAAGATATTCCTCTCCGCGTCGAAGGCGCAGGCCCACCAGTTCCGAAGCTATATCGTGAGCTTCGCCAAGCTGGTGGGCGTGGATCTGTCGGGCGATCCGATGCTGATCACGTCCGACCTGGTTGGCGACGATCAGCCGGCGGCCGAATTCCACTTCCTGGGCACCAACTACCGAACTGCGCAGGGCCGCCACGGCGACTTTTACTTCGATGAGTTCTTCTGGGTCCACAGCTTCGAGGAGCTGAACAAGGTCGCCAGCGGCATGGCGATGCACAAGAAGTGGCGGAAGACGTATTTTTCCACGCCGTCGACCGTCGCCCACGCCGCCTATCCTTATTGGACCGGCGAGCGCCGCAACCGCCGGCGCAAGAAGGCGGATCGGATCGAGATCGATGTCAGCCGCGACGCGCTGAAGAAGGGCGCCGTAGGTCCGGACCGGATCTGGCGCCAGATCGTGACGATCGAGGATGCCGAGGCCGGCGGCTGCGACCTGTTCGACATTGACGAGCTGCGCGACGAATATGCGCCGGACGAGTTCGCCAACCTCCTGATGTGCGAATTCGTCGACGACAGCATGTCGGCGTTCAAGTTCAACGACTTGATCGCCTGCGGCTGCGACAGCCTGATTGACTGGACCGATTTCAATCCCGAGGCGCGGCGGCCTTTCGGCGAGCGCGCCGTGTGGGCGGGGTACGATCCGCAGGAGAGCGAGGACGGCGACAATGCGGCGCTGACAATCGTGGCGCCGCCGGCAGCGCCCGGCGGCGGTTTCCGCGTGCTCGAGCGCCACCAGCTGCGCGGGATCGATTACCAGGACCAGGCGACGTTCATCGCCGGGATCCTGTCGCGCTACAATTGCACCTACCTCGGCGTCGACGCGACGGGCGTCGGCTCGGCCGTCTGGCAGGTACTCGCCAAGATGCCGGGGATCCGCGGCCTTACCAAGATCGAATATTCGCTCGAGGTGAAGGCGCAGATGGTGATGAAGGCGCAGAACGTGATCAAGCGCGGCCGAATCGCCTGGGACGCGGGCTGGATCGACCTCGTCTCCTCGTTCCTCTCGATCAAGAAGGCGCTCACCGGCAGCGGCCGGGCGATCACATTCAAGGCGGGCCGATCGGCCCAGGACGGCCACGCGGATCTCGCCTGGTCGCTGATGCACATCCTGATCAACGAGCCGCTCGACGGCAAGGAACGGCCGAAGGGCCGAATGGAGATCCTGTAACCATGGACCAGCTGCCCACCTTCGGCGCCTCGGCGCGTACTGCCGGCGACGCCCCGGGCGTCCAGGCGTTCACCTTCGGCGCTCCGGAGGAAGTGCTGAACCGCCGGGATCTGCTTGATCTGATCCAATGCTACCACAACGGCCGCTGGTATGAGCCGCCGATTCCGCGCGATGGTCTCGCGCGGGCGTTCAAGGCATCGCCGCACCACAGCTCGGCGATCGTGCTGAAGCGCAACCTGCTCGTCTCCTCCTTCATTCCGTCGAAGCTGCTGAGCCCACGCGTGTTCGGCGCGGCCGTGCAGGATTACCTGGTCTTCGGCGACTGCTATTTCGAGGAACGGCCGAACATGCTCGGCGAGCCGATGCGGCTCGATCACTCGCTCGCCAAGTACACGCGCCGCGGCCTGGTGGACGGCGCATTCTATTTCGTGCCTGGGTTGCGGCAGGAGACGGAGTTCCGACGGGGCAGCGTCATCCAGATCCGCCAACCTGATATAAATCAGGAAATCTACGGGGTGCCGGAATATATCAGCGCCCTGCAGTCGGCGCTGCTGAACGAGAACGCGACGCTGTTCCGCCGGCGCTATTACCTGAACGGCAGCCATGCCGGCTTCATCCTGCACGCCACCGGCGAATTCGATGAAGGCGACGTCGACAACATCCGCGAGGCGCTGAAGCAGTCGAAGGGTCCGGGCAATTTCCGCAACCTGTTCGTTCACCAGCCCGGCGGCAAGGAAGGCGGCATCAAGCTCATTCCGATCGCCGAGGTGGCGGCCAAGGATGAATTCCTGGGCATCAAGAACACGACGCGCGACGACGTGCTGGCCGCGCACCGCGTGCCGCCCCAGCTGCTCGGCATCGTGCCGACGAGCGGCAGCACCTTCGGAGATCCGCGGGCGGCGATCGACGTCTTCTTCGAGCTCGAGATCGAGCCGATCCAGACGGTGTTCCTGGAAGTGAACGAACGGCTCGGCCGCGACGCGGTGGCGTTCAAGGTGCGGGAGAAGGCGAAGGCTGCGGCCTAGATGGTTTGACGTCGGGAGCCAGCGTACCTACATCGACGCCGATGATCGAGAAACTACAAGAGCGGATGCTGGCGGCAGGTGGCCGACTGAAAATCAACATCCGCTTCGCCGGCAGCAAGGATTGGCAGCGGGTCACTTTGACGGGCGTCGATGTGGTCGGCGTCTACCTTGAGGACGTGCACGCCGATGGGGCGCATCCCTGGTCCTCGGTCGGAGGAGTCTCCATTCCGAACGCCGGTACCGCGCAGGTCGCCCCTAGCCGGTAATTATCTATCGCGCCGCCTTGGCCGCTCGATAGATAATCGCGGCGGTACGCTCCACCCCAACTGCCCGGTAGATCGCATTGAGGCAGGCGTTCGCAGCCTGGCTGCGCCCGATCGCCGCCGCTCCCTCCTGCTCCTCCTCGCCGTGGCCACGGGTGACCGCGCGCCAGAAGTGATCGAACGGCCATCGATCCCCCTCCCCCTGGGCGTATAGGTAGGCGAGCGCCAGGCGCAGCGCTCGGCCGGGCGCTACCGGTGCGTCCCCTGTGGCGATCGCCGCCTCCTCGAGCGCGGCAAGCGCCATCATCTTGAGCTGATCCGGACCGAGTCGCACCGCGCATCGGTGGAACATACGGGCAACGGGCGCAACCACGCCCGGCGCGGTCGCCTCACCGCCTCCTGCAACAGCCACCAGGCGCGCCGACAAGCGAGCGCCGTCATGCTCGCCGGCCCGCGTCCGCGCGCCCTGGTGGCGCCCAGGCGCGCCGTGTGGCGCCATTTCGAGCCCCCAGCCCCTCACCTGCCCCCTCGACCGCTGCCACCCCAAGCCGCGCGCTTTTCCCCCCGCCTCGCCCGCGCTCTTTTCGTGTCGCTTTTGATGCGGCGACTAGCCCATCTCCACCCTAGGGCATATTCTTAGAGTGAAGCGCCTCGGCTGGGGCTTTCAGGCTGATGCGGATTGATGCAGCCAAGGCGACATTTCAGGCGCTTGCGCGGAGCTCGGCCGGCTCGGTCGGCCGCGGCGAATCCGGCGGCTCGATATCGACCGGGCGAATCGTCTCAAACCGCGCGCGCAGAGCCTCCATGCTGGGGTTAACCAGGAGCAGGAAGTTTTCGTCCATCGATCGCGCGGCGAGGAAATAGCCGCGGCCGCGGCAACGTGTGATCTTGCAATCAACCGTTGCATCCACGAGCGACTCGTTCTCGCCACGGCGGCGGGCGACGGCCGGCAGATCGACGTCGAAGAAGGTTTCGCAACCGAGGCACGCGACGCGCACGACGGCGCCACGACGGATCATCCCGCCGATGCTCGCGGCCCAGACTGGCCAAATTCGCCTACGAAACGGCATAGCAACGGCAATGTAATTGGCTGAAGCTTAATAGGAAATAGCCGGTTTCGCCGCCTTCGTCTTAGCTCCCGCCGATCGAGAACAACGAGCGTGGCGAAATCACGCTGCCCAAAACCGCTGCTGCCGCCCGGTAGCCCCGCCGGCGATAGCCGGCGGTACAGCCGAGACGCGGTCTCTGGCCGTTGTTGTGATGTTTAACGGTGGTGCAGGGATCATCCCATAAATAGCGCCGCGCGAAGCGCGTCCACTTCCCCTTTTATATCTCTTCCCCCAGGATACAGTCAGCCCGCTGACTCGCGCCTCTAACTGCACGGCCGAGGCGAGCGAGATCTTCGCGCAGAGGGGAGTGGCGGCCCGGCGGGGCTGAAGGCTTGGCTGCCGGAGGGGCTGGCGCCGCCGTGCCGAGGCGCTTTAGACCGGCGACGACGAGCTGCCAGAAGCGAGACCAGGTGCGCTTCAGCATGGAGCCGCGCCAGTTGAAGAAGTAGGCGTTGGAAGCCTGCTCGCGCTGAGGACCAGCGTCACCGCGGAGATCCGTCTTTGCGGAGCGGCGGACCCAATCGAGATAGCCGTGATCGCTGAGGCGCTGGAGCGAGTCGTTCACGGCTGGCCGGCTCCAGCCAGTCCGCTCGGCTATCGTGTCCTGGCTGGGAAAGAACTCGCCGGTGCCGGCGTTGAAAAAGTCGAGCGCCGCTTCGAGGATCAGGATGTCACGCGGGAGCAATCGCGTCGCCTCCTCACATCCGCCGCGCTTCGCCTCGCAACGCTGCTGCCCTATATGTTCGCGCAGGGTGCGGAGGAGCGCGTTCTTGAAGACGCTCCATTGCTGGCGCGAGCCGTCGCCGACGCGACGCCAGGGCTTCGCCCGTTCGTCGTCTATATCGTAGCTGTAGCGGTGGACCCGCTCGCTCTTGCGCCGCACGAAGGCGGCCGCCACCTCCCCAAGGGAGCGGCCAGCCATGCGCGCCGCGGCCGGCGCCTCTGCCCGCGGGGCGCTCAACGGAGCGCTCCCGTCAAAGGACGCGCTACCTGCGCCGAAGCGGGAGCAGCCGCTCCGGAGCGGGGAAGCCCTCCAGGAGCATATCCGCCCACTGCTGCGCGAGCTCGCGTCGGCGCGGCATATAGGCTGCACGATTGTAGGCTGCCTCGACGCCCTCGGGCACGTGCGCGAGCATCAGATCGATCACGGCGCGGTCTCCTGGCATGTTCCGCTCGATCGCCAGTTCGTTCATCACCGTCGAGAAGGTTGCCCGCCAGCCATGCGGCACGTGGCGGCCGCGAAACTCCGGCAGCCGATTGTACATGTAGCCGATAGCGTTCTCGCTCATCGGCTTCTGGCCGTGCCTCGTGTTCGGGAACAGGAAGGGCCCATCGCCGACCACCCGAAGCGCGGCCTTCACGATCGCCACGGCCTGGGTGGGCAGCGGTATCAGGAAGTCGAAGGTCTCGTCTTCCTTGCGGTCCACTGTGAGCTTCATCTTGTCGGCCGGAATATGCCAGATCGGCGCCGACCCATCGAGATCCAGAAACTCGTGCGGCTCCGCCCGGCGCAATATGCCGGGTCGGGCAGCGGTGATCGCCAAGAGGCGGGAGGCCAGCTTCGTAAGCGGGTGCGCCGGCGACTCCTCCGACGTCTTCAGCAGCTTGCGCGCATCCTCCAGCTTTCGAAATGCCGGCTGTCGCTTCTTTACCAGGACTTCCAGCGCTGCCGGCGTGATCACTGCGGCCGGGTTGTTCTTGGCCTTCCCCGACGCAATCGCCGAGGCGAACACCGCCTCTATGCGCTGGCGCGTGCGACGGCCGGTCTCGACGGCACCGCGGTTCTCGATCGCCTGTATGACTTCGAGTACAGCCGGCACATCGATGTCCGTGATCGCCTTGCTGCCCAATGCCGGGAAGACGTCGCGCTCGAAGCAGCGCATCACATCGGCGGCGTGCCTGGGATCCCACCGCCGGCGCTGCCGGGCATGCCAGCTCCGCGCTACTTGCTCGAACGGGTCGGCCACCACCACCTCCGCCGGCGGCGCGGCTTGTGCCTTCCGCTCGGCTGCCGGATCCTTCCCGGCCCGCAACTGGCGAGCTGCGGCGTCCCGAAGTTCTCGCGCGGCCGCGAGCGTCACTTCCGGGTACGCGCCAAAGGTGAGGAGCTTCTCCTTCTTCTGAAAGCGATACTTCCAGCGCCACGCCTTGTGGCCGCTCGGAGTGATGAAGAGGTGCAGCCCCTTGGCGTCGGCAAGCTTCTGCGCTTTGGCCGCCGGCTTGGCGGACCGGCACCGCGCGTCGGTTAACAACCGATACCCCCAAATCGAAAAGCGGCCACCCCCAGAATACCCCCACTTGCCCTGCGCTGCTAAGGGCGCTTCTGGACACTACTGGACGCAACCCTGCGGACAAAACCGCGTAAAAGCAACGGTTTTGGGCTTTCGTGGACGGCTCTGGATAGGTCTGTTGGCGGAGAGGGTGGGATTCGAACCCACGGTACCCGCAAGGGCACAACGGTTTTCGAGACCGTCCCAATCGACCACTCTGGCACCTCTCCGCAAAGATGAGGGCGAAGCGCCGCTGGGGCGGGCTCG